ATTGCCATAATTCTTTTTTTGTAGTTTTGCAACCACCCCGAAGGGCAGTTGCATCACCATTGATTATTAATTTAATCGTTTTTCTATGTTGGAGTATATCTCCATTCCTTCATCAGTCTTAAACCAATGTGCTAACGCCGTGTAAGGATGTTCATCAAATGGAACAACCATTACTTTACGCCCGTTTGATCCCCAGATAAAGTTTCTTTGATCTGATGATAATCTTAGTATCCCAGCTTCAACAGCTTTGATACCAAAGTTCCTAAGCATCACGTTATCATCATCGGCGAGTTCTAAGAACAGTTTAGGGTTGTTACGTGCAAATACTAGTAAATCCCTTTTAAGTTCCTTAGAACTCAACTCTGACACACTGGAACCCTTCTCTACACGCATAATAGCTTCAGCTACATCGATGTCAACATTTCTAGCTGCAACTAAAGCGTCAACCTGCATGTTAAGCACATCGATCTCTTCCTCAGCTATTGCCGCTGGTTTAAACTCTTCGTATATAGAGTCCCTATGAGGATGGTATAAGGATAGTAGCTTCTGTAAAACCGTTTGCTCTCTTGGAACAAATAAACTTCCGCTTCTAAAGACAATATGTTCTAATCTTTGATCACCTTTCATCTCATCAACAAAGGGCGTTTTTTGGTTTTGACAATATTTAAGCTCTCTTTCATAACCTTTTTCTTCATCAAAATAATAAATGTTAGCAGATTTAATTAACCTAGAAAGAGGTTTTTTACCACCTTTTAAGTTATATAATCTATCTTTTATCTCCCATTCATTAGACGGTTTTAAACGCTCTCGTGCTTGTGGTTCTTCATAATGTTGAACTGGAGTTTCCTCTAGCACAACGGTTTCCATGTGAGGTTCTTGGACCTCTACTTTTTTTGTTTGCTTTTTAGCCATAATATAATATAATAAAAAATTAATATAAAACTACCCCACCCGAAGGCAGGGTAGTTTCACAAAATATTCCTCTTACTTCATTAACATGAAGTTGTTTGCACCTTGAGTTATCAAGCAGCGCTCAGATAACATGTGAATCTGCATCGCGTCTAAAGCAGATGTAGAAGCACCAACTGAACCAGTAACCCAAGTCTTGAGTTTACGATTATCAGTTTGTGAAGCTCTGTAACGAACATGTAGGAAAGGACGCTTAAGGTTCTTACCTAACGATTGATCATATACAGTTGATGTACCAGCTGGAACAATAACCCCTCTAATTGCGTTAGCCCCAGCAGTAGAATTAATTCCACCTCTAGTAGCTTTATCATTTAGATAACGGAAGTCAGACTTATAGAAATCATAAGATCCACGACGGAATCCAGAGAAACCTAAGTTAAGAGCCATTTCCTCTTCGTTGTTGAATACTCCATAAGAAGTACCACCAGCTCCGTAAGAATTCATAGAAGCAAGCATGTCATCCATAGCTAGAGACGTAGCTCTATTTACAAACATCATGTTTTCTTCAATAGCTCCTTGAGAATCAAACTCAGCTAAGATAGCATCAAATTCAGCTAAATCAGTAGCCGCGTTAACTCCAGTTATACCAGATGTTACATTTCCACGATCTTCAATAGCCGCGAATAAACCTTCAGTACCAGTGTTATTACCAGTAGCGGCGTACATCACGTTTGAACTTTCAGTGATATCGTTACCGGCACCACCTTTCTCACCTTCTAACATCGCCATCTCTAAGTAATCAGTGAACCTAGATCTTGTGTCAGCTTCAGCCTTTAAGTACCATAAGTAACCTGACTTACCATCTTCAGCCGCTATTTCAACCCAACCAATACGAGCTGTATCAGAACCTGATACTTCGTAGTAATCTTTTAAGATAATTGGTTTGTTTTGAAACGTCTTAAAAGTGGGTTCGTTAGCTTTCCTTGAATCTTGCTGAGTAGTAACTGCACCTCCAGCAAAATAAGAAGTACCTTTAGTGTACTCAGAACCATAAACTAATATAGTTGTTGCTGATCCTGTTGTTGTTCCAGTTGGAGCTGAGGCGCCATAAATAGCCACATCAATTCGATCAGCAGTCTCATCGATTGTAACCACGAGACCTTTAAGAACTCCATTCGTTGGATCAGATATAATAACAGTATCATTAACTCTAATACCGTGATTAGGTACAGCGGCTGTTCCACCAGCTACTTCAGTATTCCCATCAATATCGGAAACGATATCAATTTCACAAGATGAATCTTGTCCATCTGCGGTAGAATGCACATGTCCTAAATAAGACAGATGTAATCGACCTTGTTCAGACCATACGACTTGATCAGCCTGCATAGCCTCTTCAGCCCCAACTTGTGAAAGAAATCCTGATATAGTTCTCGGTCCGAAAACTTCAGCCTCTTTCTCCATAAGATCTGGTAAATATTGTTGTGCCCAGCCTAGGGTATCTGCGCTACCCGTAGCTAAGTCTAGGTAATTTGAAACTAACGTTTGCTGCCCTGAAGCAGGCACGCTGTTTAAATTACCACCTGGATTTGTAATTGCCATTTTTAATTTTCTTTAAATTGTTATTTTTTATTTTTAATTTTGAACTTAAAAGAAGCGGAATCATCACCTAGTACTCTTACTTTCATACCCCCAGTCTGGCCTTCTCCATGAGAGGGTCTAGCCGTCGTGTTAATATTCTTAGCTTTGGCCACACTGTCTTTCAGTGCGTCTGCCTTGCCTTGTTCGTAGAAGTGGTTAGCGACTGCATCTGGATTCATAGCCGTGTACAAACCTTTGTGATAACCCTTAGCGTCGTTCATTGTGTTATCTTCATTCAAAAACTTTTTGAAAAAGTTGTTAATGTCGCTTTGGGTTTCCTTCGTTTGGCCTGCATCCTTAACGTTAAATCTGAATTTTTTCTCTCCGACATTATATTCAAAACCTTTGAACTTGTCATTGAAAACCTGCTCGGTTTTCTTATTAAATACAGATCGCTCACGTTTAGTAGCTTTCTCCGTTTGCGCCGATTCTTTATTGTATCGGTCGAAGAAATTTATAGCCTTCTGCTGCTCTTTAGTGAGCTTGCTTCCAGCTTTAATCTCTTCATAATATTTAGACTTTTGCCCGTCTAAGTAGGTCTTGGCCTCGGCAACTTGCTCTTTGAGGGCCAATTTTTTACGTTTAATATCTCTTTCATCATCTATATCCTCGTCAAATGAGAAGTTGTCTTCCATAAGGAAGCTGATCTCCTCCGAGTCTAGATGAGGTTTAGTTCTTTTGTAGTATTCAAGTAGAGCCTCCTGATTGTCTAAGTCTTTAACATCCCTGTTGAGGTTAACATAGTCTTGAAGATCTCCACCAGTCTCATTCATGAAGTCCATTAACTTCTGGACATTCTCTGGTATATCCCCACCGGACTCAAAGGCTTCTACCACCTCTTCTTCTGTTACAACCTCTTCGTTTGTTATTTCCTCAAGTGTGGGCGTTTCGTTATCAACGTCCTCTTCTTGTGCAACTTCTTCGATTGCTTCTTCGACATTGGTTTCAACTTCATCAGTTTGCTCTGTTTCTACAGGTGTACTTAAATCTACTTTGATAACATCATCGTTATCTTTACTTTCAAACTTACTTAAATCTACTTCCGGTTTTTGCTCCTCAGCAACCTCCTCTACAAGGGGTGTTTCTTGAGTGACCTCTTCGACCACTTCTTTGTTTTCTACTTCTTCCATAATATATTATATAATTAATTAATTTCCAATTTGTGGGTTGAATTTATCTAAACCCATTCCGCCTCCTAGTATATCATTACCTGAAGACTCAAATCTTTTAGCGTTTGCTTTAACTTTTTCTCGTCTATCTTTACCCTGTTCCTTCATGCCTTCTATATTCTCAGTCGATTGACGCTCTTGATCACGTAGACTTTGATTAAGGTCAAACTCAAATTGCATTAACTCTTTCTTCAATCTAACCTCTTCTTTTAAGTGATGAAGTTTAGTTTCAGCTTTAACTGATTCCAGCTGTATATCTGATTGAGATTTTATTTGGTGCTTCTGGATCTCAGCTTGAGCAGCGGCTTGTTGAGTTTTCGTATTCGCTTCCGCTTGGGCTTGCATGTTTTCTTGCTGGATTTTTTGATCACGCTTTTGCTTTCTTTTACGTTTTATCTTCAACAACTGATTAGCTAACTTTAAGTTCCTTACCTCTCTAATGTCTATGGCATCATCCAAGTCTATAAGCGCTTGAGCTAAAGCTGTCTGGATATTATTCTCTAGCATTTGCTTCTCTTCTTCATCGGGTTCAAGTTCTAAGAAGATACCGAAGTCATATAGATGTAGTTCAGACATCTCTTTTAGCGTAGCTACATTATGAGCTCCTATAGACTGAACGAAAGCATCCGCGGTAGGAGAATACTCTAGTATATCAGATATCCTCAAAGATAAAGCCTCAGCTACTTCAGCCGTTAAGAACATAGATCCAAGTAGCACGTGCCTTGTAGCTACGTTTGAATTAGCCGCCGCTAATTTCTGCACTCCAACTAAAGACTTAGGATCAGGCGTGCTTGCGTCCCTCGCTTCGTTTAAACCAGTGACATCACGAATCATTTGGAGATAGTAGTTGTATGTGTTTATTAAACTACCAATTTTATTTTGCCCAGCACCGTTAGATATTTGCTGTATAGGTATTTTACCTGGGTTCTGATCACCATCACTGGTAAACGATCTACCTATAACACTACCAGTTTGGAAGAACATGTTAAGCGCTTCTTGTGGGTTATAATTCGTGCCATTACCTAAATCTACTTCAGCGAGACCATCAGCGTCAAGGTATACTCCGTCAGGAACCATGCGTGACATAATCTGCTGCAGCTTAAGATGAGTTAACTGTATCGTGTCAGCAAATCCAGTAATCCTACTTACGATAGATTCAATCCTACCCTCGTACATTCTAGGCGCAACTAAGGAGTAATTCATTTTAACTTTGTTGAAGTTACTCTTAGACCGCATCATATTTTCAGCCTTCTGCCATTTAAGTAGTTTATCAGTACCTAAAATCATAGCACCCTCAAACACACACTCCACAGACCTTTGTATCTTGGAGTAACCACCTTCTTTATTCATGGGAGGATTAAAGGCGTCAGATTTCTCTATAACCTTATCTCCACCGCTCCCAGTTTCTTTAAGCTTATAAACATCGTTAGTGTATGTTTTAAAATTAAAATACAAAACTTGAACCTTATTTTGATCCATCTCATCCGTGCGTCTTGTAGTACGCTTGCTAGAGTTAGAGTGAACCTCTTTTAGATCAGACTCTGTTAAGTGCTCAAATTCTCGAGCTAACTCGTTTATAGGTATAGTCTTTATTTCTCCTATGTAGTACAGGTCTTCAAAGTATGGAGAATCTGTATGTGAATATACAATATTTGCAGGGTCTACATATTCCACGGTAGCTCCCTCGCTCCAGTTAAAACCAGTCTTCACACACCCAATACCTAATACAGTTAAATCGTATATCAACCTACGTCTAATAAGATCGTAGTTGTTACCGTCTAGCAGAACGTTTATAGCTTGCTCTTCCGCGATCTCAACAGCTTGCTTATAGGTTAGTTGCATGTGCAGATCTAGCTCCTCTTTAGTTTCCGGTAACTTCTTGGGGTCTGTTTCGTATAAATCAACGCTAAATAGCTTAGCCGCCTGGTCATTGAAAGCTTTAGACTCCATGTCTCTAATTACAGATTCCATGTAGTCGGTTCTCTTGCTTACTCCATATTGGTCTTGAGAGTATGCTTTTATATTGAACATCCTTTCAGACATACCATTAACCACAATATCTACAAACTTAGGTATAATAGGCACGGGTTTCCAGTCTAAATTAAGATAAGACAAATCACCATTAATAGATAGTTCATCCTTATATTTCTGTATAGATTGCTCTCCTCTAGCGTATAATCTAAGATTATGGAAGTTACGCTGGGTGGCGCTGTACCTGTTACTATAAGAATCTTTAAACCACTCTTGCTCGATAGCTCTAGCTACTTTGAGTCCGTATTCGGAACTCATTTTCTCTAGGTCAGGAACCGCTTGAGAAGGGAAATTTACATACAATGACTCAGCCATGCTATTTTATTATCTGGGAATTAAACCCTTTATTATCGTATTTCACTATATTCAAATCTAAGGGTTGTCTCTCTACTTTAGCATTAGGAGCATATAAATGTCTGTTACAAGCCATAATAGCTAAACCAGAACTTATAGACGCATCATGCTTTGTTCTTTTATTTATATCAAACCTAGCCCAGTCATTCAGTAGTTCATTAAAATAAACAGTACCGTAGTTGCCTTCGCCCAGATGTCCTACATGTTCTTGTATATACATCTCTATAGCTGAGGCGTGAGCTTGTTTAATATCCTCACTTGAGTTCGGTATACCACCCACTTCTTTTTCAGCGACTGATAACTTCTTCCAAGTTTTATCTGGTCTGTTCATGCTGTATCCTCTATAACCTCTTCGGCGTAGATAGTACAGTAATCTAGGTTTATTGTTCTCTGCTAATATAGGCATTCCGTAAAACACTAATGCCATAAGCATGTCCTCAAAGAATATCTCTGCGGTTTGTGGTCTTGCTATATACTCTAGAAAAAACGTACTCGAAGGAGCGTCTTCCATAGAGAATTTTGTTAATCCATGAAGTGATCCTTTTGATCCCTTACCATCAACAGTACCGCTAATATCATAACTATCACAGCCAAACGCGCCAATATGATCATTCCCTGGGTACTTAATACCATTCTTTATTA